CCAGAGGATTCTGGAGAAGATTAAGGAGGAAGGTAATGCCTGATTTTGCACACTTATGGCTCCTGCTTAAGGAGTTTTTCTCTAATGGGTCCCATCAAGCCCGAGAGTATCCGTGGCGTGGTAAGGTACCATGGACAAAAGAATTCAAGTATAGCATAAAAAGCAAAACAGTAAGGCAAAGCATACATCCTGAGCTGCGAAAGCTGTTCGAGGAGGTCCTGCACTACAGAGATCATGCACTGGTGAGCGGGTACAGGAGTGAAACTGAGCAAGCTGAGATGGTGCTGCTGGGAAGAAGTCAGCTACCGTGGCCGTTCTCGAAGCACAACAAGATCCCAAGCAGAGCAGTAGATGTAGCTCCCTATCCGGTGCCGGGTGACGAGGACCCCGAGTGGGATTACTTTGCCCTGTTCGTGAAAGCTCTGGCTGTAGACATGGACATAGTAGTAAAGTGGGGCGGAGACTGGACTTCCTTCGTAGACAAGTGGCACTGGGAACACGAGGACTTCTAAGGAGTACTACTTACCAGAGTGCCTCAGCGGAGGCCCCGCCCTACCGTTACAGGGCCGGACAGGTTCGGGTTCTTAGGTAGCCCTTAAAGAAAGGACTCGCTACTCATCAAAGTGAACATCGGCTGGAGGGGCCTCGGGGGTCCCTCCACTACTTCTAAGGAGAGTGAAATGGAACACAACAACTTCGCAGCAGTAGGGTGGTGGCTGGCCCTGCTGATTACTACAGTTATGGCAGTACTGGTGCTCACAAGCTGCACATCTATACTAGAACCCGAGCCAGCTACCTATGAGGTAGATTGCTCAGACCCCTTTAACTACTGTCCGCTGCAACCACTGGGAGAGGTAGAATGAAAAGAGTCAAAGTAGTAATCACAGCTGAAGCTGTGGTCCCTGACCACATCGCAAAGCGTGCCGTCGACAACTACGGGGGCCCCCGCGACAAGAAGCTGCTGGCCCAGATGATAATCGAGTCAGACAAATCCCCCTCTATCGTAGCTACCTACGAAGACCCCCCAAAGGGGGAGAGGTTCTAATCGAACCTCTCCTCCACAGCAACCTTAGCGGCCCACCACCTGCGCCTCACCTCTAAGAAGTGTGCCACATGTCTCAGAGTAACATGAGGAGCCGTAGCAGCAAATTGCTCCACAAGCAACTCCCCCAATACCCCCTCAGGCACCTTCTCCCTGACATGCAGGCACTTCCTGCACACAATCGTATGCATCCAGTCTCCATCTCCAGACACAATAAAGTCATGAGGATTCAAATCAAACGAAGCCAAGCAACCTCTAGTAGGACACTTGCGCCATTTCTCATCTTCAGTAGGCTCTGGCATAACAGTAACAGTAGCCATAACTTAACTCCTATATACCTTGCCACACACCCCACAAATAGCAGCCCCAAGCGTAAACTTCCAGTTATCCCCCGGCTCATTGCCACACCTCAGGCAACTTTTGCCATCATCTGTCAGTTCTGCAGTAGAGACCACGCGCTTCACAGACTCCTCCATATGTACCTGCGAAGCCTCAAGCATATCAAGCTCCTGCTCAGACATCTGATACATATCCCCCTGCTCAAGCCTACCAGAAGCTTTCAAGTACGCAATATAATCAAACCCAAAAACCTCCTTCACGGCAATAATAAGGTTATCAATCATATCCACCTTCATATTATCAAAGACCGTAATCTTCGATTTAAACCCCTTACTACCATTAACATTAACCCCCAGCATAGGTTCCCCTTTGCCGTTCTCCCCCTTATTAAAGTAAACAAAAGTCCCACTATGATTAAACTTAGCCACACACGGCCATGGTTTGTAAGTCATTTAACTCCTCCAAGTTATGGTTCTGCTCCCCCTCCTATTCTATGCCCCGGCCCGCCCGGCGCGAAGCAGCCGGTGGCGGAGCCGGAGGCAAATAAAAAGCGAAGCGTTCCTATTCTATCTTTATTAACGTAATCAGGTCCGTCCCTTTGCCTCTTTCAGGGCAGGGCGGCCTGAACAACAACGAAACTAGTAGGGGCTCGTGTTGGTGTCAAGGGGGTAGACAGGAGGGAGTTGATATACTAGCTTTCTTGTCATGCCAGAATGGTTACAGATGTTAATGGGAATGTATGGACTGGACCTCACAGCTCTGATGAATGCAGGGCTGCAGTCTCCTACGCAGGACCTCCTAGATGAGAAGATGGCAGGAGGCTTAGGGGATACACTGCGAGCTGTGTTTGGGGATGTGCAGGGTGTAGCACACCAGCCTTTTGTTAGAGCCGGTGGTGGGTCGTTCGAGAGGGCTTACTATACTAACCCTGACCCAGCAAGTGAAACTGACAGTATCTATGTAGCCAACGTCGGTAGCCTTCCTTATCTTATAGATGAAACTCTCGCTCACGAGCACGCCCACTCGGCAGCTAAGAAAGACTTCATTGGTCAGCTCAAGCAGTATGGACCAGACCCACAGTCAGAACAAACTGCTGTAGCTTTTGCTACTGCTCTTACTGCTCTCAGGAACTTTGCCAGCCACGGCACCAGTATGAAGGACGAGGCTAAGAAAGCAGCAGACATACATAACAGCAGACCTAGGCGGGCTGGTTATGAAGCTGACCCTGACGCTGTGTATGAGGCAATGAAGTTGTATGATGAGAGACTGAACCCAGATGAGCGAGGCTTAAAGGATCTATTATTTGGGTCCGACTTCCGCAGCCAACGTAGACCTTGACAAGCCCCTAATATCCCTTTAAGTTAGCCATCGTGCCGCTCCCTCCAGCGGTCCATGGTCCTCCGCCTCGCAGGGTTAGTGAGCGCCCGCTTGCTAACCCTGCAATTTTGTAGTACCTTCCCCTCCATGAATGATCTGAATCAGCTACCTGAAGCTATGCAACGGTTGATGACCGCCGGATCTTTTGGGGCCGGGCTGGATATTACTTATGACGAGCTGCGGTTGATTGGAGCTGTCATAGGTATGATCACGCTAGTACAGACAGCTACTTACTCTAATGATCCCAAGGCTCGTGTTGCAGCCGCTAAAGCTCTTGTGAATCTAGACGAGAGCCCTGAAGTTATAGTAGACAGGCTGAAGGCTGCCCCGTTTGGTGACCTTAATATCAAGCAGCTGGAGTTTGTTGTCGGAGAAATCAGTGGAGGCAGGACTGACTTGACAGATATCTATGACGAAGCCAGAGAGACAGCGTAGTGTCAGAGCAAGATAAACTGACCCTACGACAAGTAGAGGATGAGATCCGTCGGAGGAAGATGGTAGATCCTCTTAAGCATGTCTATACTCCTCACGAGTTCCAGTTATCTATCCATAAGTCCAGAGTCCCTATTACTCTGGTTCTGGGAGGCAACCGAACTGGTAAGAGTTATGCTGCTGTGGCAGAAGCTATACTATACTGTCTCGGCAGGAGTACTTATGCTGAAACTCCAGACCCGCCAGTTAATGTCTGGTACGTCATGCCTACAACCGGACAGTTCGTTCGTAACATCGAACCTATCTTGAACAAGCTACTGCCTCAGCAGGAGATATCCAGCCAGAACAAGAGAGACAGGATGTACAGGTTCAAGAACGGCTCCACCCTGCACTTCATGTCAGCTGACATGAGACAGCGCCGCCTTGCTGGCGCCTCGGTAGATCTGGTGATCGTCGACGAGCCTATCAATCATAACATCTTCGTAGAGCTTCAGGCCCGTATTATCGACAGGCGTGGTCGGATACTCTTAGTCATGACTCCTGTGGATGATAAGCCAGACACATGGCTGTGGGTTCGAGATGAGTTGTACATCCCATGGGAGACCGAGGAACGGAAAGATGTTGCAGTTATATATATGCCTGTGGCAGACTCAGAGGGTAATCCTTGTGTTCCTCACTTCACTAGAGAAGATATCCAGAGGATGGAAGAGCAGTGGCCCGATCCTAACGTCAGGGCCGCTCGTATGTATGGGCACTTCGTCACACGCACCGGACTTGTCTTCGGTACCTTTGACCCAGCCCTGCATGTAATCACACGCTTCGACTACCCGGATACGTGGCACAAGTGGATCATGATCGATCCCCAGTACCACAGGTTTGCTTGCCTGTTCTTCGTGGCAGATCCAGATGGGAACTATTACATAACGGATGAGTACTACAGTCAGGATGAACCTCTGGCTCATAGGTCGCAGAGGATTAAGTCTATCTTGGGGCGAGTAGATAAGGACGTACCATGTTATGTGGACTCTGCGAACCCCCAAGATATAGCTGAACTGAACTGGCACTTCGGTCGCATTGGAGCCCAGATTGGAGCCATGGCGATACCGATGAGAAAGAGAATCGAGCAGATGGTTCTGAGAGTACACAGTATGCTTGAGCCAGTGCAGGAACGTCAGTATAGTATATACAGCGACCGACGTAAGGTATATGGGGCTCCCCGGCTGACGCTGTTCCATGATCTGATAAGTACTTGGAACGAAGGGGATAGGAAGATTGAAGGCAGCAGATTAGTATGGGAACTGCGCCGCCTGACTTGGGATAATCAGCACAAGCCGGACAAGAACTCAGCGGGCGGCGCAGATTGTATAGATGCACTGATTTATGGCTGTAGTATCCCTGCCGTAGGTAGGTCAGATGATGCTGTCATGAACCCATACGCGCATCTATCACCCACTGATGCCATGATCATGAGGCAGATGGATCGAATGGATCAAGCCACTGATAGGGAGGAAAAATGGAGATTCTTGCAGTAATCGCTGGACTAGCCTTGGGAGCGCTTGTTGCAACTCAGGCCGACTACTATTTCAAAGTACGCCCCCTGATGCAAGAGATTGCAACGATGCGCCGTGAGGGCTATATTGGGACAATTCCGGTCCCCGAGAGACCGCCTACTAATGAACCTTGGCTCGACATAGCCGAAGGATAAACAATGCCCCAGAAACTACCAGCAGACGTTTCAGATTGGACAGGATTCGCTCGCTACACCAGTGATATGTGGCGAGACATGGATTCCTACTACACCTACTGGGTTAATCGGTGGAAGAAAACCATCGACTACATCAGAGGCGATCATTGGAATATTCTCCTTGAACTAGATAGGGACACTATTCCTGCATGGAAGAGATTCCCTGTTATCAACTACACTAACTCTTTCTATGCTGAGTTTCTGAAGCAGTATCTGCAGGGCAATGTGCGCTACAGTGCGCTGCCCCAGAGCCCAGATCCTTCCGATCTGGCTGGCGCAGAGCAGATGGAGCAGATCATGAAGTACACATGGGATCTGCTTGAGATGTCAGACAAGCGTATTGAGCTGGCCTCATGGGTCATGAGTTGTGGAGTTGGGTACCTTAGATACTTCTGGGATACCAACACAGGGGACCTGATTCCTCTAGCTATCCCTACCCCCGACGGGGGCATGATTCCTGTTAATCCTGACACGCTCGAAATAGACCCAACCCTGATGCAGCCTATTATGGTAGATGCAGGGGAGTTAGGGTGCGAAGTCATTCCTCCGCAGATGGTACGCTGGGGCTACGCAGAGGAAGATGGAGTGATGATCGGGCTGCTGATGTCTTACGATGAGGCCTTTAACAAGTTCGGTGAGGACGTAGCTAAGAAGCTTTCATACAAAGAAACCCATGACATCGTCACCACGGACTTGGATATCGGGGGCACAGCCGCCTATGCAGGTGGATTTAAGCCAGACACGGCACTGGTAATTCAGCATTACATACCTAGGAACGCCCGTTTCCCCAACGGATTATGGTGGACTAGTACAGAAAACAACCGACTGCTTACGGCTCCTAACCCGTTACCAGCAGGGGTTGTGCCCATCGCTTCGTTCCGCTGGGTACCAGTGCCGGGTCATCGCCGTCTGGGCATGAGCCCGCTGTTTGACATCACCTCGTCTAACAAGGCGTATGATGAGAGAATGGCGCGCATCCTAGAGTGGCAGAACAAGGTGATCCCGAAGTATGTCTTGAAGAGCGGTGGCGGGCTGTCGTATGGGGATATCAACGACGAGCCCGGACAGGAACTGGTTGTACATGCAGGTGGTGAACCTACTGTAATGGAGTTCCGGCAGGCCCCGAACTCGTTCTTCCAGATGCTGAACGTAGACATGCAGGACATGATGGGCGTTGGGGGATTTGCATTCCAACCCTCTCGTGAGCCACCGCCCGGGCAGGTACAGCCGGGGCACAAGCTCCGTAATCCCAAAGATCCCAAAGCAGGAGAGCAGGTTCAGCTGGCCCACATTAATGCTTCTGCTGGTTGGAAGGAAGCTGGCAACATCGTCATCGCATACGTGTCTAACTTCTACACCGAGACTCGCGTCATCGCTATCCAAGGGCCCGACAAGAGTTACCAGTGGCAGGAGTTCATAGGCACAGATCTCAAGAACGTCGCCGCTACTATCTCTGTGGATGAGATGTCGCTGTGGCCGTGGAACCGCCAAGAACTCCGTGACACCATGATTGGGGTTCTAAGTACAGACTTCGGTCAGGTACTGTTCATGAACGAAGATGGCAGTATAGATAAGGACAGATTTAACGCCGTCCTGTCTGCCACCGGGCTGGATGTGTCGGTCGACGCACTCGATCCAGACATCATTGAAGCTCGTAATGAGCAGGCCACGTTCAAGAACCTGCCACCTAATACTGATCCACAGATGCTACCTCAGGTTAAGTTCTGGGAAGAGCTTGCTACTCACTACGAGGAGCACACTAAGGTAGTTAAAAGCAAGAGATTTGAAGCATGGCCTGAGCATGCAAAGGAAGCGTTTATTCAGCACATCCAGCAGACCTCTGAAGCCCTGAACGCACAGGCTGAAGAAGAGTCGCAAGCCTTCCTGCAACAGGAGATGCAGCTGCGTCAGATCAGGGAGACTATTGAAACGAAGGCTGATATTCAGAAGATGTCTACCGAGATGTTGATGGACGTCCTTAAACCGCTGATTATGGAGTTGTTCGTAGAAGCGGGAATGCTGACCCCCGAACCAGAGGATACTAAATGACTGCGGAGGAAAGACTAGCCAGACTGTGGCTTGTGGAGGGCAAAACAGTCAGGGAAGTAGCAGACGAGTTAGAGATCAGTAAGTCTGCAGCCCACCGCCTGATCAAGCGGTTTCGATGGGATGGACACAAAGGTGATACTACCTTGTATGCTTCTCTGTATCGAGACTATGAGTATGACGATCAGGCCCCCATGCTGAGGCCTATTGAGGTAAAGATCCCCAAGCGGACCACAGCTAAGATAAGCAGCGCTGATCAGGTATCGGTACATTGGGGTGATACTCACTTTCCGTTCCAAGATCAGGCTTCTATTAATGTACTGTATGAGATCACCTCACGGCTTGAGCCCGATACACTTGTGTGTCATGGCGACGTAGCTGATATGTGGCAGATCTCAGACCACCGGCCCCCAGTAGAGACTAGCTTGAAGCCACACCAGATTTCTCTACAAGATACCCTGCAACAGTCAGCTGAGCATCTAGCTCAGATGGCTTCGCTAGCTAAGAATGGGGCCGAGAAGTACTTCCTCGAAGGTAATCACGAGGAACGCTGGACCCGATTGTTGGCAGACATTCAGCGTAACCCTAAGCTTCGTCACCTGCTGTTCATACCTGCTATCTCGGAGGTTCTTACTATGCCTTATCTTATAGGCACAGATAAGATGGGATACAGCTATGCGCCTTACTA